ATTTCCAACGCAACCGCGCCCTGCACGATTATTCACACGATAGGCTCTGCTGACACTGGCAACGATGGACGATTGTTCTCGCGGGCTTGTCTGCGTTCAAAGGTCAGCATGGCCACACCGTAGGCCACCTCAAAGCGTTCGCGCTTATCTTCAATCAGGTCCAGCCTATCCTTTAGCCGCTTGACGATCTTCTTGTCTGTCATCTGCTGCTTGCGGACTTCTGCTCTGCGAGCGTTCTGCTTCTCTTGCAGATAGCGCTTGCGCTGTCTGACCTGCTTCGCTGTCGGTGTATCTTTGTTCCTCAACTCCGATACGCTGTAGCCGTGGTTGTGCAGTGTAGAATACACACGCTGCTCAGTGATGCCGTGCATGATGGCCAGTTGCGCTACACTCACGCCCGAAGGCAATGCGCGCTTGGCTGTCTCAACAAATTCTTTCTCGTTCATACCATAGCCTCCAATTCTGCAACCGCGCTGTCAATGCGCTCACCAAGGATGGCCAAATCTGTGCTAACCCATGAGGGTCGCACGCCTTGGTATTTGCGGATAAGGTCGCCACGCTCTTTGCGCAGTCTGGCGATGTAGTCTTTCATCTCGTTAGCAGTCATCTTTGTTCCTCTCTATGATGCGCAACAGGGCAATCGCTTCCTCTGCCTGTTGCTTTAAGTTCAGCCTACCCCGCGTTGACGCGGTTGTTTTTATTAGTTCCAAGTTGTGATGCAGCAGCTTGATGGCGGCTTGTGCGCTATCATTCATCGCCAAACTCCGTGTCGTACACGTCCATCACAAGGTCCAGCATATACTCTGCAATGCTGTCATACCCCTGCTCGAATGCGTTGCTGACCAGCCATTCCTGCCGATCTTCTGACAAGCCGTCTATGACGTTCTTGACAGAGCCTCTGCGGATGCCGCCAAATCGTCTGCGGTGGTCAACTGCCGTCATTAGCTTTGGTCGAGCAAGCACGCCTCGCTCACGGCCACGGCTAATAGCCGACGCTACCTTGTGGATGTTCCAGCCATTCTGCTCTGCGATTGCATTATTCGTATAGCCTTGTTCGTGCATGTCCCAAATCAGTGCGGTGTCTGGGTTGAATTTGTTTGCCATGTTGGTTCCCTTAAAAATCTGGTTCGCCGTTTTCGTCAAAGATCGGCGTGTTGTAATGCTTCTTGTCACTTATTGATGGGCGTAATTCCTCAAGATCATCTTCGAAATGATCCGAAGGTAGAACGCCAAGCTCTCTAAGTTGCGCGTCAATATCAATCGGAAGTTTGTTGCGGCTCATCTTGTTTCTCCATGCGTTCACGATGCTTTGGCATAATAACACGAAATACCTCATTCAAGATTGCGTTCATTTGGGTGGCACTCATGCCGCTCTTGCGCTCAGTCATTGCTCGCCTCTCGCCTTTGGCCGCTTGCTGCAACCCATCGACAGCCAGCACTCGCCGTCGGTGTAGAAGACGTGACCGCCGATACCGCCGACCTTGATGAGATTGTGCCGCCATGCAGGTGAAACCTCATGCGTGTGGTAGTAGATCGCACCGTGCCCAAGGACATCGCCTGAGAGCGCCTGTGTGGCCACCTCATGCGCAACTGACCACGCCACGGCGTCATGTGGCTGATCGCTCTTGCCGTCGCAGTAAAAGCTAAACTGGCAGGCCCAAGGTTTGCTGGCGGGCGTGCGGTGTTCCTTCATGACGCCACACACGGTGTCAGGAAAGGCGGGGTGGTTCTTGCGGTTGATGACTGCCTCCGCGACTGCAAGCTGCGCGTCGTAGGGCTCTGAGCGGGCCTCATGGTAAACTGTGAGGGCGAGGCATGTTGCTGCGGTAAAGATCATTGGTCTGCCTCCACGAAGTTGTGAGCGTGTTCAGCGTACAAGATAAACGACGGGCGCTGCTGGCCGACACGGTTGTAAACGTCAGCCTTAGCAATGCGACCTGCGGTGAACAGGCGGTTGGCGGAGTTTCCAGCAGTGCGGGTGTCATCCAAGCCTGCACGATCGGCAATGTCTGCGCTGGTGACGTAAGCCTCTGAGCAGATGATGCCGTACACTTCCTCATCAAGTGACGCCATGCTGCGCACTGGTGCTTCTGCAACTGGCGGCACTGGCTCTGCGTGTTCTTCGCTCATCAAGCGAACGGCCATCCAAGGTGTGCCGTTGCGGGATGGATCAGATGTGTTGGGCACAAGCACTGCGTCCAGCTTGTCGCCAGCAATGACGTTAAAGCCGTCTTTGGCATATGGCGGGACAAACACTTGCTCGCCTTCTGTTGTCACGGCGAAGGCGAAGCCCCGCTCATGCACGTTGGTGATGATGACTGATTTTTCCATGGTATTTCCTTTTCGTGGTTGGTTTGAGGGGCCGAAGCCCCTCGTTGGTTATGCTAGCTTAACTTGCTGGCCGTTGATGTCGCAGCGGATCGACATATCGACATGCGCTGCGGGTGCTGACTTGGCGCGCTCAACGAACGCCACGACGCGCTCTTTAGTTGCCGCAGTGGCACAGCCGGAGCCGTCTTCAAGTTGAGCGCACCAGACGCTGCCGTTGAACCAGATAGTTGAGTTGTTGTTAGTGATAGGCATGATATGCCTCCTATGTTTGAGGGCTTGATTGCCCTATCCTTTGGTTGGTTAGTGTGGGGCCGAAGCCCCTCGTTGGTTACTTGTGTTCGCGGATGTATTGTTTAGCGGATTCAAGCGTTTTGTGTTCAGAAACCAATCCATACATATGGTGACCCTCCGGATAAAAGACATCGTAAAACCCGTCGATGTCACGATTGTCTTGTATTTCAAATTTGTAGTATGTCATTTTTTGTCTCCTTCATTTCCTATACACAACAACTAATCCAACAATGATCCTATTACAATACCTAAAGCGCACTTGACCTACATTTTTTATCCTATATGGTCGGCGGCACAGCATAGGAGATTTGCTATGAAGAAAGAAAGTCGGGTCATATTGACCGAAGATCAGCACGCAGCGCTTACCCGTGCTGCTGCTCAGGCTGGCATGGCGTTGGCAACTTACTTGCGACACTGCGCATTGCAGGCGGCTAAGTCGGAGCAAGGCTAATGGTCAACGGTCGCAACAAAGGCGCTGCTTGGGAAAGAGAAGTCGCAAAGATGCTGCTTGATGAACTGGGTATCGGCTTCAAGCGCGACCTAGAGCAGTATCGCGCTGGTGAGCATGGCGACTTGATCCCAGACGATCCAGCATTCCCGTTCACACTTGAGTTGAAGCGCTACAAAGACGGACCCATCGGTGGTCAGTCAGCGTGGTGGCAGCAGACTTGTGTTGCAGCAAAGCGTGAAGGCAAGTTCCCTGCGCTGCTCTACAAATACGACCGCAAGCCAATGCGCTGCGTTATTCCAATGGCCGCGCTTCAGCCGTGCGACCACAGCTACACAGTGGAACTGGACTTTGAGACATTCTGCTACGTCACACGGGAGATCATGAATGATTAGGCACGACCTATCCAACGAGCAATACCACAGTAGTGACGCAATCAGCTCATCCGATGTAAAGACTGTCCTGACATCAAGCCTGTTCCACTGGAAAAATAAGCGCTTCAAGTCATCAGTCGCCATGGACCTTGGCACTGCTGTTCACTCCATGGTGTTAGAGCCGCACCTTGATGCAGTCGTGAGAGGGCCAGAAACGCGCCGTGGGAAGGCTTGGTCAGAAATGAAGGCCGAGTGTGACGCACAAGAAAAGACGCTGCTCACTGAGGCTGATTACGACTTGTGTGATGACATGGCTACCTCAGTCATGGCTGACCCAACATGTGCAAAGATGTTAAGCGCCAAAGACGGCATCAGGGAAGCAAGCATATTCGTTGACTGCCCTGAGACCGGCCTGAAGTTGCGCTGTCGGCCAGACATCTATGTGCCAAGCACACTGGTGATGGGCGATCTAAAAACAACACGGGACGCATCACCACACGAATTTACACGGCAGGTCTACTCTCTGCGATATGACGTGCAGGCCGCGTTCTATTCGTATGTTGCAGAACTTGCTGGCTGGAAGGTGCAGTATTTTGCATTTGCAGCCGTAGAAAACACGCCACCACACGCAGCCTGTCTACACACGCTGTCAATGGAGGCTATGGACTTAGGGCGGCGAGACATGTTCAAAGCCCTGCATGAGATTGCTGAAGCAAAGCAGAAAAACGAGTTCAAGACGAACTGGCCGAGCTTCAACATGATCTATCCGCCAACATGGATGGATAAAGACTGAGTACGGCAGAACCGTGCATAGCTATCGAAGGAGATAAAAGATGGCATCTAACCCAGTATTCAAGAAAGTTGTCCTGAAGGACATCGAACTGGCATACCCTCGCTTGGACAATACTTACCGCTACAACTCTGCGGAACAACGTAGCGAGCCGTGCAACCCGACTGCACAAGGTGCTGCATGGTCAGTGACATGGAATATGAGCCATGAAGCTGCCGCCAAACTGCATGGTGAACTAAAAGCCCACTACGAAACATGCCGTCAGCGCGACACAACCTTGCCTGAGTTTGACAAGGTGTTTGGCATGAAAAAGCAGGACAATGGTCTTGTGTCATTCCGTGCAAAGAAGAACGGCACAAACCGCAGCGGTGAAGCAAACCAGCCGCCGACCGTTATTGGTGCTGACAAGCAACCACTGGAAAACAAAGCAATCTGGACAGGGTCAACAGGCACAATTCGTGTCATCGCATTTCCATCCAAGTCGCCACAAGGCGAGGGTGGTATCAGCCTTCTGCTTGACGCGGTGCAAGTGATTGATCCAGTTTACGGTGGTGATGGGCTTGATGACTTCGACTCATACACGCCAGCAGCGCCAGCAAATGATGACCCATTTGGCCTGCCACCAGTAGAAGAAAAGCCAACGGCTAAGTCAACTTTTGATGAAGACTTAGGGGACGCTATCCCATTTTAGGCAAATAAAAAGGTGGGCAGCCGATTGGGAAGCTGCCCACCTTTCAACGAAACGACATGCGCCCTGCAAGTCATGGAGGAATATAAATAAATGCTGTCAGGAAGTAAATATCCACCCCTACATTGGCACGAATATGCGACCCAAGTGGTGCAGAAATATAACCTAAAACCAACAGGAAAAGAGCGATACAATGGACCGTGCCCGTCATGCGGTGGCACAGACAGATTTTGGATCAACAATCACAACGGTGAGTTGCGCGTGAACTGCAACCAGTGCGGTGATTGGAAGGCAATATATGCAAACATGCAGGATGACGGGCTGATACCTGAGCCGCAAAAGCAAACACCTCAGAAATTTACCGCACCAGACTTCAGCGACTTTGATGACCACACGCCATACCACGCCCGAAAGGGTGTAGACCTGATCGGCGCAAAGATGGACGGCGATACAGTTGTTGTACGCATTTATAATGCTGACAGAGAGCCTGTAGGGACGCAGCGCATATCGCCAGATGGCAGAAAGATGTTCTCGAAGGGAATGTCACAGTCAGGGGCGTTTGGCGTTGTCGGCAGGCCGTCAGAAGGTAAGACCAACATCT